CCTAAACGTGACGCTTGCGCCATACCTGTCTGAGCATCAGCTGCTTGCCCCCGAGCAGTGCCCAGAACACTTGTCTGCATTTTGTTTTGTATGTCTTTGCCCGACCTGTTTGCGACCCCTAGCTGACCTTGATACGCTTTTGACATATCGCTAGAAAGATCATTCGCTTGAGTGTTCCGGTATGCAGTATCTGTTGTCAGCGCCTGCATTGTGTCTGCATTCGCCCTACCTCGAAGCGTGTCGGTAACGTCATCGGTCTTTGACTGATCGCGCATCTGCTGTAAAAGAGGATCATACTTTTTCTTAAAGTTATTGTACTCAGCCAGAGCAACAGAGGCTGATGCCTGCTCAGCTGCCGAAGCTTTGTAGTCTGCTTGTTTCGGTGAACTTCCCATTACACTGCTCTCGTATAAACAATTGTATCCACTTGCCAGCCTTGCGAAAGAAAGTAATCTTTCAACTCAGGTACTGCTGACCTCGTTTCCAGATTTTTGTACCCGCCATCTTTCGCACGCTTTATAAAAAAATCTTGGTGCTTTGCTACTAAACTAGTGCCACGCTCCCAAGCCCACGCAAGCCAAATTAACAACGTCCTATCCCCAGTAAACGTGTCGGTCTCGCCTGTCGTTACTACCAAACCGTCTTTCGTAGTCCAAAGCGTTGCGGCTCCAGACTCGCACGCTGCATATACATCGCCAGCGGTAAACGTTAACTGAGGGTTCTCTCTTAAAATCTCGTTAACTGCCGGTAACACCCACTGAAAAGTATTACTCATACACGAGACTACGGGATCTTCACCCTCCCACTCCATACCTGCGTCGAGTCTTCCGTGCTCTTGTGATTCCGCCATAATTTACTTTCCTCGCAACACCCTCGTCTGCGTGTCGCGCTTTGCGATCCGCGTTAACAACTCCTTCAGAAAACAAAGACCCATATATCTGCGCGCCTGTAAAATCTGTCCAAGACTGTCCTGGTGTTCTAAGCAGTCTAAACACTGATCCGTTGATAATGGTGTCACGATATTCAGACATAATGTCACTATCACAACCCGTCGACGTGGCTGTAGGTTTAAGCTGTGCTCTTATAATCGTGCTAGATACAATCGTGGCTGACGGTGTTGGTACAAGCCACACCAAAGACTGCCCCTGTTTGACGACATACTCTGGCGTTCCGGCACTCGAGGCGTCTCGCCATTTCGGTATTCGTTGGTCAAGCAACTCTGGGGAAAGAGCCTCTAACGCATTACCTTGATGGACAGTCGACATTAACTTATGCACAACAGTGCCCGAAGGTGGTTCTAAGTCGTATTCGTAGATATTCGCAACCGTCGTAAGCGGGTCAAGCTCTGCTTGATAAATGCCCGTCTTTTCACAAAACTCAATGACAGCGGATCGTATGTTTCGCTCAATCAAGCTGTCAGGGCAGTCCGGTGCAAAAGGTATAACGTCTGGGAATAAATCTTCGTAACTAGTCGTAGCCATAATTTATGCTCCTACCGCATGCCCATAGGAGCGGCTGGCCGCATTTCGGGGTTGGGTGTGGTAACTAAATCAATCTGCGCTTTGCCAGTAACCGACGCTGTAAACAAACCGTAATGTGAACTGGCGCGCTGCTGATTGCCTGCGTACTCGGCATCTTTCATGTACGCCATGTACAAGACATAATTCATGATTGCATTGGCAAAAATGTCTGGGATAGACAAGTTGTCGGTCAAAGAGACAGTCACTGGGTTAGCTGAATATACTATTTCTAGATACGCACCCCCCGCTACACCAGGGTACACATAGTAGTTTCGGGGGTTAGCCTCGTCGTAAACGTAGTGCTTAACGACAGTAGTATGCGCGGCATCGCCAGTTACAGTTGGGTCATGCCAACTAGGACTTTGCCCGTCAAGAACAGTTCTTCCTACTAACCGCACAGATCGTTTGCCTGTGCCGCCAGAAGCGGCAGACATGTTTCGCACAACCTGTAGCAGCCTGTTTCCACCCAAAGGTATAGACTGCTTGGTTCCCGTAACCAAAGTAACCGTCTCGTTCGTAGCAGTCGCATCTGGTTTAAGTAAAGCTATCTCCCGCTGAGCATCGTTGACCCAGAGCACAAGCTCAGTAGCAGCAGGCCAGCGAACGCCGGTTGTATCTTGGATAACAGCTTGTACTCGATTAACTACGCTTTGAACGGTCACAGTCATCATTTATACCTATGTATTAAGAGCTAGCTCCCAAGCAGCTTCTCTCTCGTCTGTTCTGACAGTCCTTCCTACCAACTTGTTAACCGTTTGTGCTTTTGGTGTACCGTCCGCCTTAAACGAACTCGGGTCGGCAGCTTCAATTAACCCTCGCAGTGCAACTACAACGTTGTCTTCTGTGCTAGCTAGCTCCTCAAACTCAGCAACTTCTGCCTCAACTTCTTCGACGTACTTGTCGTTGTATTCTTTCGCGCCCAACTGCATAGCAGCTAGCCCCATCTCGTCACCAATATCTCTGGGCACGCCTGCTTGAAACAACACTGCGCCACCCGCTGAATTTGTAACGCGTAAATCTTTTTCGCTAATAATCTTCATGATAAGTCCTTTAGAAAAACAACCCCTCCCCCAGAACGGAGGAGGGGTACTTCTTAGTAGGCGGTATCTAGTGCAATAACGCCGAAGTCTTGTACATTCCCAGAAATATCTGAGTTGTACTTAGGCTTTCGAAGGCCGAAGATTTTGCCGATTGAGATACCAGACTGGTTCCCATAATCGAACGTGTCCTCAACAACCTCGGGCAGACCAATGTCGGCCATAGCAAGAGCTTGAGCGCCGCAGAACAGAGCGCGTGCCCCATTTATGTTGGCTCCCGCACCCCACTTGTATCCAGCTGCCCCTGCGTTGCTCGAGCTTCCAGAAGTCGCGCCAGCAGTGTTGAAGACGTGACGGAACTCATGAATCATCACACCGTCAACCATCAGGCTAGAAGATCCGCTGAACAAGCTGTTAGACGAGCCTCGAACACCGGCATTACGCACGTTAGCGAGGAAATCTGAGTCAAGCTTCAGATCCGCCATCTGTTGAGGAGTGACAAACATGTGGAATGTTTCCTCATTTCCAGCGCCGCGAATACCACGAATGTAGTTGTCTTTCGCGTAAGCCTTCAACTCAACGATGCAACGGTAGTTGATGGTGTCACCTGCGACAGTTGCAGTGACATCACCGGCTACAACGCCGTTAGTCGCATCCCAACGACGATGCCGATCACTAGTAGGTGCGGATACGTCTGATGCGAACTCTAAATCTACCAACTCGTGTCCCGCAGATGAGCTAGTAGTTCTAAGAGCACCGTTGTTCTTGTGGGTATAAGCAACACCGGAAAGCGTCAAGAACGCAAGCTGATCGCAACGGTCAGCAATTGCATAGGCAAGTGCATCGCGAGACTGCTCACGAAAGTTAACCACAGTCTTCTGGTCAGTCAAACGACCGGCCATGCGGTTAGCAAAACGAAGCTGATCAAGCTCAATAGTGATATCGAACGCGCGGAGGGCTTCTTCGTTGCCTTCCAACGTGTTGTCACCAGTGATACCGTCACCAGTCATGTCAGCCAAAAGCGTAATGTTTGCTTTGGTGCCTTTCTGGTTTTTGGTCAGTTCAGTAATCCGCTGAACCATTGCGTTTGAACCGGAACCAGCGAACTGGTTGATGAACGACATGTTACGAGCTACGCGCCAAAAGTCGCGGCTCCATGTCTGTAACTGAGCGCCCGTAAGCGTTCCAAAATTTGTTAAAGCCATGATGGCCTCCAATAAAGTAAGAGTATTGTTAGCAACATTATTGTCACTAACATAAGCAGCCGACTTTATGGAGCGGCTAATCCGTCCCTACTATCGTGTAGAGGAACGTTTAGCGCGGATTAACGAGGTGCGACCTCGACAGGTTTAACGCCTATGTAGGCGAAGGGTACGGTTTTAACGCCTGCGGGGCGACCACATATCGTAGTGATGGACGTATATCAATATTAGGCCAGCTAATATATAGATGCAACAATTATCTGTGTCTAGCCGTCTTTTTTGCTATTTTTTTAGGCTGTTTACTAAATTGTTTGCCTGCTTTCGTGTCTGCACGTTTCTTAG